CTATTCAAGATCATAACTATCTAAATGTATATTCTTGATGCTTATATTATATGTTCCAGGATTATCTTGTGATTTTTTTATTTCAAACACTTTTTTATCCTTTACAAGCTTTGCTGGTACTTTTATTTCCAATCCTTCAGTTGCTTTATATGATATTTGATTTGTCTTATTTTTTGTATATCCATTGTCTATTTCAGTTTCTATCTCTAAATCATTTTTCATTATTACTTCTTCAATAAATTTCTCTTTTATTTCTTCCTCTTCAAAAACAAGTTGTGAAAAATTCTTAGCATTAAATGTTTTACTACTATTAAAAGTATCATATAATATACTGATTTTTTCTTTAGCTAAAACTGGATCGGAACCATATGTTTTTTCAATGAATTTCTTAGTATACTTCAGCAAATTTTTTGTATTTTTTCTAATGTTGTCATTAAAATTACAATTCAAAAAGAATTTATAAAAAAATTGAGATACATCATCTTCATGATATCTTTTTCTCTGTTTATCTAAGACTAGTAAGTCATATTCATTATTATCATTATACATTTTTATAAATGCACATTTTTGAAGTTTCTCTTTAATAGAAGGTAATCCATCAGATTTAGTTATTAACTTATTATACATTTTCCCTTCATTAGTAGTTATCCTCTCAAATATGTAATAATTATTATAATCCATTTTCAAAATTGCTAAAAACTCATTACTCTTTTCATCTTTATAAGAACATACAATAAGACATCCATTACTTGCCTTTTTCCCCATAAATTTAAACAATCTTTCAGTTATTTTCTTTGATGCATCTACAAAGTTTTTTTCATCATTTACAATATTATTATAACATTTCAAAACAGAATTTTCAGATGGATCATTAAATTTAGCTTTAAGATTCTTACTATCTAACAAAGACTCTTTGATATGTGATTTTAAAAAGTCATAAGACTTTTCACTACTTAAATCTAATTCTAAATCACTCAATTCTGGTTTATCATCTTGCTTGTTATCTATGATATGCAAAATCGCACTCTTTATATATATATCACCGAAGTTCTTCATCTTAATTTCTTCAACCATATATATTCCCCCTATAATTTTATATCGCATGCATATTATACCATTTATTTATTATTTTTTACAAATAAATACAACTAAGGGACTTTCATGTAATATGTAAGTCCCTTAGCTGTGCGATATTAAACTATAGTTTTTTCTATATTATACCATAAGTACAAATATATATCTTATAAAATTTAAACTCTTTCTTTACATATCCTCATCTATCGTTAACTTAAGTTTCTGTCCAAAAAATAAAAAAAGCAGGAGCATTTAAGCCCCTGCATCTATTTTAATATCTTTATTCAATTCTAAAACTGTTGCTTCTATTAATAGGTCTAATTGCTCCATACTAATTTGAATACCTTGTTTAAATAAAAAATTAATTACATATTGCTTTTTCTGCTGCCCTTGGCTCTTTTCTTGGAAGATTTGTTCTGCTGCATTTACCGCAACCTTTACCCAAAATTTAATATTTTTCTGCTGTTCTGCTGTAGTCTTAGACTTAATATAAGGAATAATAATATATGTGATCACTGCTCCTATAAGAGCAATTACGGCTGTTCCTACCTTTACAATCGCTTCTACGTTCATTATTCAACAACCTTCTTTCCAGTTATTTTTTCATATAGATTTACAGCTATTATTGCTGCTTGTTCTCTTGTAAGTGGTTCTGTTGGCTTGAATGTACCATCTGTATTTCCGTTCATAATACCTAAATCTTTTGCAGCCTCTATATATGGAACTGACCATCTACCGTCCTCTACATCCTTAAAAATTTTTCCCATACTCATTACCTCCTTAATGAATGTATCTTTTTTTATTGAAGTTCCAGGACATGTTTTTCGCACACCGGGACCTTCTCTATGAAATTTAATACAATCATATCCAAAACGATCTGCAAAATATTTAGATAACATTAATATACTTCTCTTTTGCTCTCCTTTTAATTGATCCTTTCCTACATCAAAATTACCAATCATTTCAACTGCAAAAGCTCCTTTGTTCCATCCAGCAATACTAGCAGGAGAAGTACTAAAGTCTCTTCCTGTAATAAATTTTCCATCTGGTGCCAAGGTCACATGTTGCCCTATATCTTGCCATTTTTTAGTCTCCGTATGATAACGATACATACCTTCTTGTAGAGCAATATGATTTTTTCCATTAAAATTGCTGTGATCTGGTTTAAATGTATGGTGTATATGCAATTGCTTGTAAGTGTACTTTTCTAATCTTTTTAGCAATTCTTCAATTGTTATAATCTCAAAATTTTTCAATAAAATCACTTCCTACTTAAAAATTTTATCTTTGATTTCTTTAACATCATTTTTCACATCTTCAACAATATTAAATTTTTGACTAAGCTCCTGTATAATATCTTGATATTTCCCTTCACGTTTTGAATTTTCTTTCAGTACATAGAAAAGAAGATACCCGAATAATATAGCAAATGCTCCTTGACTCATTAATATTTTTATTGCTTCCTTTTCCATCCCATCGCTCCTTTTTAGGTATAAAAATAACACCTTTTAATTTATAGGTGTTTACAATTGATAATTTATTTTGTAACTTCCATCTGTTAATAATGAAACTTTTAGATTATCATTAGCATATTCATAATCATAATCTTTTCCATGAACAGCTTTTTTCCATCTTCCTACGAAATCGAATTGAATTTCTAGTTTCTCGACTTGTGCAACGTCTTTTATATCATCTATTTCAAGATAATAACCAAATCTAATTTTATCCTTTACAATTTCATTCCATTGAGTAGTTAAATTATTAAAAGTCTTAATGTCCATACCTTTTTCTTTAACTTCATCCAATTTCGAGATATCCACTACGTCAAATATAGATCCATTCCATGAAAGCCATGTTTCTCCACCATCTACACTAGCTATTATTTTTAACACTCCATTGGCAAAAGTATTAGCATAGAGTTTAAAATAATCAATATTTTTTACTTTGTTTAATCTAACATCTCCAGTTGGAAGAACTAGTTGTGGATGTGGTATTGCTTTTAGTTTTAATTTAGGAGATTCTAACTGTGTTGGTGATAAAGCTAGTATTTTAGGATTGTTAGATGCTAAAGAGTCTATGTTTTGAATAATTAAAGACAGGTCAGACATTCCATAAGCATCAAAAAGCTCTCCTAAATTATTTGAATCTATAGAAGATCCTACAGTTTTAAAACCTTGGTCAAAATATTTTATATCTCCATTGTCTTCTACAAGGTATTTCATAAAACTAAGTTTTTCTATAAGAAGAACTGGTCTATAACCTACAGAGCTAGTAGCATTTGTCGTACCATATCCTTCATCAAAACTATTAGCACCACTAGTATATCCTCTAACATTTCTCTTAGAATTTGAATTAATAGAAGTTGATGAAGTCCACGAACGAGTGGATACATTCCAATGCCATATGTCATTACTTCCAGCTTCAATCAGTCCACCTAAATCATACTCGCATATAATCTTGTCCCATTCATTATCTTTATCTGTAGAAGTTATTCCACCCGTAAGAAGTCTTGTATAAAAATTATATTTTAGATTTTTATTGATATATTTCATTTCAAATTTATCAATAGCAACCCCTGCTCCTCCCCCAATAGCAGATACATTAATCCTATATTTAAAATATGAGTTTTCATTTAGTATATTAAAAGTTTTAACTTCCGTATTGGATGGATGCCATGTAACTCCTTGTTGAGCATCTAAAACGTTCCAATTATTCCCATCATACCCCTCAAATGTGAAATCTACTGGAGCTCTATTCCCTACTGTGTCCACTGATTTTAGAGAATAATGGTTTACAATAGTAGGGTTTAGAAAATCATATCCCATATATTGTGGTAATGGATTTACAGTAAACCAATAAGCACTAGAAGGATAATATAAATTATCAAATGCTGTAAATGGTTCATATACAGTATTATAAATAGAGCTTGAAAAAGCTATACCTTTTGGAAATGTGTTGTTTGTCATAATAGGTATAAGATTTGTGTTATAAAAAACATTGATATTACACTCATTCACATATCCAACATTATTAATACTATTCCAAGAAATGCTATGTTGAATATTTCTATCTGCAATACATTTCTTTCTTCCCAAATAATCATATCCTACGCATATCCAATAAAAATCACCATTTAGAGTAGCTGAACTTTCTAGGGGTATTAAATCGCTGGTTTCTTCTCCTAAACCACTATATACCCCTACTTGATTAGAAGTAGCAGAATAATGACAACGAATACATTTACCCATATCTAAATCTTTAGGGTCGAAAACTTCTTCTAAATATGGGTGAGGAACCCTTATTTTATTATTTAAAATTATTGCATATTTTTTTACTACATTCAAATTAATATCATATTTATATAGTATATTTTCATTACTAAGCTCTTTTATTTTACTGACAATAAAATTATCCATAATAAAGCCATAGTCTTCAAATTTCTTACGTGCTTCTAAGTTGGAAGCGAGTATATCTTGTTCTGAAAAATCTGTGTCTACCAACTTACCCTCTTTCGTAAAAGTCTGAATTTTTTTATTAGAATTTACAATTAAATATTTATTTTCTACTACTGAATATATTTGTATACCAGTTAATGTTACTGATGAAGGAGCATATTTGTCAAAATTTCCTGAAATCAGGATGTTTCTATTATCTTCTGTTGTTTCTGGTGTTGTTTTAATGGTAAAACCTTCTGGTTTTGAATTTTCAAGCAACAAATCATATTCCATTGTAAAATCACCTCCTAATATTTAATATTAATACCATAAAGTTTTTTGTGTTGGGTGCTTTAATTGTAATACAGGTCTAAAGCCAACTTCTGTATTTACTGTTGTTCCTAATAATTTATTGAATGTAGTATCTAAACATACTCTTTCACGAGAATATCCTATGTTAATAGAAGGGGTATCTTTTACCCATGATTTAATATTGGTATTCCATATATCTCCTAGTTTTGAATTTATAATATATTTAGCATATTCATTATTCTTAGGAAAAGCACCTAGTCCTTTATCTTTTAAAGATAAATTTCCATTTTCATCTATATAAGCTACCCCACCAGATAGAGAACGAACTAAACATTTAGTTGAGTATAAGTCTATTTCAGATATTATCATATCTGGATATGACTTATTTGTTCTATCTGTAAATACAAATTTAATACTATTATAATTTTTTGTAGTTTGAAAATAAAAACTTCTAGTTTCTTTTATTCCGAATACTGGTTCATTACTTACACTATCAAGTAACTCCCAAGTAACCCCTTTATCATTACTACCATAGACTTCCCATGAACTAGGGTCAGAAGTCCTATATTTTTCTCTTCCAGAAGATGTAATAGTATATATATATTCTGCTAGTACCAATGAAAAAGGGAAATCTATAATAACCCAATCATTATTTAATCCTGCTGGAGACCAACTATTTTCACTTCCATCAAGTGAATTTTTATCAAATAAATGAAATGCATCCCATAACTCACTATACATTTTTGAACACGATATATTAAAACCTTTGTCATTAGAAGAAGTTAATTTAGGTATTAAAGAAAACAACCTACCTTCTATAAATCCTCCTTTATCTAAAGTATCCCAGCTAATGGAATGTTGAACCACTCTATCAGCAATATATAAACCTTCATCTGCTTTTATAAAATAAAAACTCCCATCTGGTGTAGCACTACCCGTTACAGGAATCAAATCTTTAGTAGCTTTTCCTAGATTATTTAAATTACCACATTGACCACTTGAAGCTGTATATTCACAAGATATAATATCTCCTATTTCCATATTTTCTAGGGTGTTTTTTTCTGTTAAGAATGGATGAAGTAGTTTACCTGTTTTATCCATTATCCCCTCACCTCCGCATCTACTATCTTTCTGTATAAATTTCTGTCTATTGCTACTGAGTATAAATGTCCCGTTTCGATTTTCCTATGTTCTTCTAGATCGTTATCATACTGTGTTTTTAGGCACATAGATCCGTTAAATTCTACAAAGTCGTTCTTTTTAAAATCTGTTTGATCTGCATTATCAAAATCAGCAAGTGTTTGTACTACATCTTCTTGCCCAGGAATTAATTTTAAAACTTCTACTGGAAGACGTTTGAAGTCGATTGTATTTTCAATTTCTATATTTACCTCATGCGGAGCAGTAACATTTAATTTGGTTATTTGTGCTAAATCTATACCAGACCCTGATCCAGCTCCTGTAGTATTAAAAAAGGTTACAGTACCCAATTACTTCACCTCCCTATTCCCATAGCCATATTTCAACCATTTTCCCTGGTTGTGAAGGATTTGAGATGTAAAATTGTCCAGCAGTTGTTTCAAGACTTATTCTTTCTCGAATAGACAGAGCTTTAGTATCTATTGGAGCATCTAAATAAAGAGTGATCTCTCCATTAACTTTCGAAAAAGTAATTTCATTAAAAGATTCATGAAATAATCGTTTATTTCTCTCTTCTGTTAGATTGAGCTGTATGGTCTTTTTATGAACTTTACCACTACTTACATTTAATGCTCCTGTATTTGTAGCTGTGACGGCTATAGTACTATCTAGCTTTTTATTTACTGCTAACAAACTAGGATGATCATAAGAATCTTTTTTGGCATTCTGCATTTACTACACCTCCTAAAATATATCAATAGAGAAGTCATTTACTCCAAAATGAATTCTTTGTTTATCTTTTAATATTCGTAATTGAATTTTTATCTCTTCTCCTGGATTAATTGTATCTATAATTAAATGATCACTATAATTTTGTTTATCAATAGATAACTCAATGACATCGGATGTATTATGCGATACTTTTAAATTGATATGTTCATAAGTATCTTCACTTGGATTCTTTAAGAAAAGTATCTCCTGCAGAGTTTTAAGATTTTCTGTTTCGCAAAAGAGTACTTTCCCATCATGAATAAGTTGAAGATTATGGGAAGTATATAAGTACCTATCACCATATTTTAAGTTTAAGGGTCCACTTCTTAATATTAAATTATCTTCTAAGTCATAAAACTCAAATTGTCCTAAAAAGCAGTAATCTAAAAATATTTTAGCCTCCATATTTTCATCAAAAATTCTTTCTTTTACTAAGGTATTATTTTCAGCTATTAACTTTACTTTTGTCCCTGGAAGGAAATTATTAATTGTAATATAGGGACTTTTATATAATTTGTAATCTCGTATAATAAGAGGGTTTTTCCCTTTTTGGCTAAACCCTTGATATTTTATATATTGATTTTCCAAGGGAACTCCGCCTATATTTATCCATTCCAATCCATCTATAGAAGTGTATGATTGAATAAACCCATCACTTAGCACCAACTTCCAATATTTAGAAAGACCCTCCCCTTGTGATTCTTTTATCCCAAATTGTCCACGTTTAGTTTCTATAAAAAAGAGAAATTCATCTTCTTTAGAAAGCTCCACAGAATCCTTTTTAATTTCAATTACAAAATCATTAAAATTGAAATTCCTTTTTATTTCTCCAGATTTCAATATAAATTCATTTAAGGTTCTAGTGTATTCCCCATTACCTAAAAAGTCCTCTATGGAAGAATTAAGCATGAAATTATCATGCTCTGAAAGTCCATCTTCAACTTTAATTAATCGCATAAAAAATCACCCTCCTAAGCTAAAGGTGTTATAATGTGATCAAATGGTATAATTTCAGTTATTAATATATCATGTTTTGAATATCCTAAATCATCCATACATTTTTTAACTTTTTCTTTAATTTCTATAAAAGATGTAGCTTTATCAAAAAGCATATAGGGTTCTCCTCCTTGTACAGTACTATAACTAGGACAACCACCTCCATAATGGCAAGGACTTTGTACTGTTACACCTTTTCTTTGAACTAATTTATCTCCACCATATTCAATATAAGGTTTGATAAATATTCCCCATGTTCTTTGTCTTAAATCAGCCATATTATCCTTCCTTTCTTTCATCTATTATTTTATGTCTTATACCTTTTACTTTATCTAAAACCCATTTAATATCATTTTGAGGACTACGATTAAAATTATTTCTCCATTCATCCATTTTGTTTACATCTTTGAAAATTGGCATTATATCAAAATGATGATCTGTCATATAGTAAATAAGCTCTTCTAAAAATAATCCTACATAATAATTTCCTTTAAGCTCCATATTACCTCTAGCTTTTAAAGCCATCTTTTCAGCTTCCCACCTAATCCATCTATAAGCTCTTTCGTAGGCTTCTTTTACTTCTTTTTCTTTCATATCATGAATAGATGTTTCAAGAGTAATCCAGTCATATATAGATTTTGTAATTCCTATTACTGCTTGTGTCCCTGTCCATCCCCAAAAGGCAGGATAGAACTTCCACCACATTAAGATAAATATATTAATTATATCAATCAGAATATTAATAGGAATTCCTATTTCATCTGGTCCAAAATCTTTGCCATAAGGAATAGGATGTCTATCTATTTCTTTATAAAATTCATTAGGATATACAGAATGATGATTTTCTGGAATCATTTCATCTACATTAAATTTTATAGAATTATTTTCATAATCAAAATCATGGCAGGGTAGTATCATGAAATCTTTTATATCTATTTCATTTAAAAACCAAAATCTTTTATATAAATTAAGATCCCTTTCAACTTCTTCTTTTGAAAGAGATCTCTGTTCACATTCAAAGTTATTCTTGTCTGCTACTTCTTGAATAACTTCTACTTTATGCTTTTTAAAATTTCTAGGGTTATTTAGTAAATTTAATAGCTTACTTTTTATATCTTTTTCTATATCGATATCATTCATTTGGTGTATATTTTCAATAGATTTTTTCAATAAATTTCTTAAAAAAATCTGTATATCTTTAGGAATAATTTTTTTATCTAAATATTTTATTTCATATTCTTTCATAATCTCTTCAAAAAAATATTTATCCAAAAATATTTCATGAAATATTTTTAATAGTTCTTTTGTATTGATATTACTGATCAATTTTTCACTGTTTTTAATTGAAATTTCTTTATGATCTTGTACTTTATCAAAATTTAATAAAGATTTATCTAATTGAAGATTTCTATCAATATCTTTTTGAAGCTTTTGAATAAATTCATAAATTATTGTTTTCTGCATATCAATAAGTAATAGTTTTATTGTTTCTCTCAAAGCATCCTTCTTGTTATTTCTTATATAAAAAACTACTTCTTTTTTTAGTTCTAAATCTTTTTCAATCTTTCTTTTTAAAAAGCAAGAATTATACTCTTTTATCTCTTTTTCAAAATTACGTGTTACAAGTTTAAGCTGTTCATCATATATTTTGTTTATCTTTCTAGCATACCTTTGTATATCCTCATTACGATACAATTCTTTTATCATTCGAATTAATGTATGTTGTGCATTTGCAACAAGTATATCTCTATATTTTTTTTTATTTAAAACAATATTTTGTGTTACATATATACTTTCATTAATTACTCGTTCTAATTTTTTAAAATAAATTTCTACTTTACAATTTAATAAGTCATTTTTTTCTAACACATGTAAGGAATCTTGTTCATTCAATTTTCTTATATCCGATAAAATAAGATTTTCTTTATTTCTATATGCTATTAATTTTTTGTTCATATTTATTCTCATATCAAAAGTTTTTTCTAGAACATCTAAATGCCTCTCTGACTTTATTTTTAAAAGTAGATTTAAGAAAATCATTAATTCATATTCATGTTTTTTAGTGAATAAAGCTTCTAATATATTGTAAATTTCATTTTCTCTTAAATCTTCTAATGCTAGATGATTCAATATATTTTTAATCTCATTACATTTATCTTGAGATAATAAAGAATCTTGTAATATGCTGATATACTCTTCTCTATCTAAATCTAGTCTAAGTTGATCTATTTCTCTTGTGTTTATGTATTTATTATTTGTTCTTGAAAGTAAAAGTTGATGTGTACTTTTGAATAAATGAGATTGATCTAATTTTTGAAAAAACTTAATGAGTTGATATAATTTAACTTTTCTTTCTATAAAAGAAAAATATACAGACTCTGAGCATCTTTTTATTTCACTTCCCCAAAATACAACGGGTTGAATAAGCTGATCTGTATGTATTTCTTCTCGAGTATCATATCGAAACTTATAGCTTCCATAGTGATTATAACTAGAATATCTAAATTTTAATTTCATAAATTACCACTTCTTTAGCTTTTTCTTATAGCTATTCCATATAACACATTAGGACCATTATTTAAAAAGTTATATGGAGCATTTATATTAAACATTTTATAAACTTTTTCTTCTTTAGTTCCTTTATCTTGTATGAGTTCGTCTAAATGAAAAATAGCAGAACGATCTCCTACTAAAACATTTTGAAGCTTTCCTCTTTCCCTATCATATGCGTGTATAACTGTTACTTCTGAAAAGTGGTATTTATGAGTCCATGCACTTCCTGAAATAAAGTTTTTATCCATCCATGGATTGGATGTATGAAAACCAGGATAATGTGCTTGATAAGGAGTACCTGTCCTAGTTCCGACTAATGCAATATCAGTAACTGCTGATGCTGTTCTATTTCCGTAATCTTTTGGAAATGTTGGGGGAGCATCACTACTTACCGTTAATCCGAAGTTATAATCTGTATCTTCATCTGCTCCTTCATAACCTTCAAGGGCGCCAATGTATGCATAGGAAATCAAATAATTGTTATAAGGAGCTTCATCTGGCGAAGGATCTCCTTGTATTACAATGTTAATAAAATCACTCGAAAAAGAGATCCAGTATTGAACAGGTAACCATTCTCCTAAATATAACTCGTTATTTTCCCTATACCATGCAAATCGAGCAGGATTACTTTTTTTATTCTCTGCTAAATCATCTTTTTCATCATTCATCCCTGTGCCTATTTGCATCAATACATAATTCATAGAATCAGTAGGCCTTTGTATTTTTAAATAAAACTCTTTATTAAAAGATGTTTTTGTTTTTATTATAGCTGTGTTTTCTACTTCTGATATATTTTTAGGATATACAAGTTCCCATTTATTTTCTGCTGTGTTTGTTAGATCTGTGGTTACAGCTTTTACAAACTCGCTTACTTTCGTTGTTCCTTCTACCCAATTAAATCTGCTCATAATATACCTCCTGCCACTTTATTTTTAACCTATTGATTGAAAATCTTACGGTAATCTGTTTCTTCATCTATCGGTTCATATTTAATGCCACGATCTCCTTCTACATGTTGTAAATGACTAAGCTCTCCTGTTAGAATTTTTTCAGGGATATTGTCAGGAAAAGCCATGCATATTTTTTTATGCTTATGTTCACCTCTTATTTTATGTTTACAAAACATACAAGGAATATAAAAAATTAGACTTTTACCATCTTTCCACATGACCTATCGCTCCTTTATTAAGTTAGTTCATTGGGTCTAAAACCATTGTTTACATTATATTTATTTCTAAGAGTCGGATGATCATATCCTTGTGTCCCATTGCGTTTTTCTCTTAATGTATATACAGCAAAATATTCTGCAACAAATTCAATTGGATACCAATATGTAGCATATGTAGAAATTTGTTGAGAAATTATAGATTCCAGTGTAGGGGTTAGTTGAGGTGATTTTTCAACCCCATATCCGTCAGGGTCATATTGTGTTAGCTCTATCCAGCGGTCTATGGAAACATTATTAAAATGGCAATAATGCCCCACTTCATGGTATATAGTAGCAAACTTATGTCCTGAAGCGTTAAAGCCTGATAAAAAAGATTGTTCCCACATCTTAGTTGATTTCTGTACTGTATAGTGTGTATTAACTCCAATAATCATTTTGTAATTATTTTGTGATGTTGGTGGCTGAAAATAACCTCCCACATATCCGTTATTTTCTGGGGCTTTTTCATATAATACAAATACCAATTCATATTCAGAATTTTGTACTATATCCCTAACAGATGGATATTCCCTGAATAATTGATGTGTACCTTCATTAATATGATTTGCCCACTCCAAGCTAATTTCATAATTTCTAGGAACAATCCCTAAGCAATTTCTTGCAAAATCAATAGCTTCCTGTACAGTTGAAGCTTTTTCAAACTCACGTTTACAGATATTCTCATCCTCATCGTCTGGCTCTGGCTCTGATGGTTCTTCTATTGGTGGATCAACATTATTTTCTTCAAATAATTTAACAAATTCTATATCTACCCACATGAGCTTGCTATTCCCTGAATGGTTATGATGTATAATTGTAATAGTAGTATTCGCAGGGAAATAGTATACTGCATGAAAATGTTTATATTCTCCCAGTTCTTTTGTATATACGTGATCAAATAATACGCTTCCGTTTATCAGAACACTCAAATTATCTTCTGCTTTCCAAGCACTTTGTGAATAAGTTATCCCTGTTAACATTACATTTTCACTAAATGTATATTCAAGAATAAAATCGTTGACTATTGCTGGAATACTTTTACTCATAGATTTTATAGATTGTATGCCTTTCTTCTTTGATAAATTTTGTTTTAAAAGATCTATGATTGCATCAAGTTTACCTTCTAAGTAATCCTTAAAATCTTCCATATTTGCATTCACTTCTATATTAAACTTTTCAAATAATTCATCTATATTTATAATATATTTTGCAAAACCCACTTACACATCACCTACTTTGCGGGAACTCGCCTGCTCCATCCAAAATTATATCTTTTTGTATTATCTTTTGGTTATTCAAATCTATATCACACACCCAAATTCCTTTATGATTATTTAATACATCTTTCGAAATCTCAAAGGATGTTCGGACTTCATCATCTTTTTCTATTTCAAGCAATGCATCTTCTCTTAATGTTTTTCCATTAAAATTAATAATTTGTATAGAAGCAATATGAGAATTTAAGCCTTGAATAGTTACAATTTCTGGCTCTTTTTCAAAACCATTTTCACCATGTGACCTATAATCATAATCTAACCACATCCTATTTTCTTCATCTTTAACATATTTTTTATGTGTGTAATCAACTTTCTTAGTTACATCATGATCAATAAAACAATGCATATCTATATCTGTGCTTGTATTGTCTTCCCATCTTAACGTGATCTTCCAATCATAATCATGGTCAATTTCATTTTCTTGTTTCTTTTCATAGTAAAATTCAACAACTCTAATAGGTCGATCTGCTGTTAAAGTAATAATTCGTTCATAAGGTTGTTTTTTTATATAACCTTGAAAATCTCTTGTGTTTTGTATGATGTGAGTTCCTAAAGGTTTAGACACTGTTTCCTCTAAAAGAACTATATAATCTGTATTTCTTTCATTTGGAGCTAAATATTTTATGATAATACTGCCATTGTCAATTGGAAATTTTGTTGCAAGATATTCAAAGTCTACCCATACACACTTTTCTCTGTTTGATACATTATGCATAACTAATTTTATTTTTGTTCCTTTTGGAACAGGGAAAAATACATTAAAGTGCTTATGCTGCCCAAAATCTTTAGCATAAACACTATCAAACAATTGAAGTTCCTTCTCTTCCCCAATAATAAAAAGATCCCAATTATCTTGGCATCTAAAATCAGACTGAGAATAGGTTACTCCTGTCAAAAGAATATCTTCTGGAGCTGCCCATTCTACTATATAATCATTTGTATTGTTAAAAGCTTGAATTAAAAACCCCTTGATTTTCTGAATTCCTTCTAAAGGCTTGGTATTCTCTACAATTTGCTTTAAAAGCTCGATAATATCTGGAAAATACTTTTCAAGAGCTTCTTCTATCCCTTCTGTATTGATTTGAACATTATCTATTGTAAGATGATCTTGTAACAAATCAATCAATTCATCCCAATTCGTTACATATGTAGGTAGCCCCATAGTATCATTCCTTTTAACCGAATTTTTCTACCTTTCCATTTTCGTTTCTTTTTATTTCTTTTACCAACTCTTCTCCGTCTGGATATACTACTTTAATTTTTTCTACTTTCCCATGATTATCCCTTATGAGTTCTTCCATCCAAATGATTGGATCTGCCTCTTCATCCTCTAAGAGTATATCTACATTTCCATAGACAACCTTTTTTACTCTTTTGTCCTCATCTCGAATAATATATACCGGCTCATCTGGAAGATTATCGTCTTGATAAAATGACCCATTCAGAGTATATCCTGAATCTTCTCCATCAGAATTTAAACCTATCATTTTTTTTTCTTGAAAATATTGATTGACTACATATTCTATAGGATCTCTAAAATCTTGAATCATGTTGTCACCTACAATCCTGGTACTCTACCAAAATACATTTTCCCTTTCCTATAGTGTAGAGCACTAATTTTCACCTTTGCATTTCTTTGTCTTGCTCTTACTTTTGAAGTGACACTACTGTCGCCACCCCCTGCATGAATAATTTTCCCATTTCCTATATACAATGCTACATGACTCACTCTTCCATTATTATTCGTATAGAAGACTAAATCCCCTTTCATTAGACTCTTTTCATCTATTTCTTTTGCCCATGACTTCATGTCTTGTGCAACCTTATATCGATCTATAAGCCCAAATTTATTAAGGACTACATACACAAAATGAGAACAATCAAACCCATAGTGCCTTTTATTATGAGCAACATTTCCTCCCCATTGATAAGGGGTATCTATCCATTTCATAGCCTCGTCTACAATTTCATCTCTTTGATGCATTGTTACGGTTTTGCCACTAGCATTACTATCATCTAAAGCTCCGTAATCTCCTTCTGCTTCAACAGCGATATGCCCATTGATTCCAGTTACAAATTCAAGATCAACCATATCAAAATAACCAGATGTAGAAAATGTAGTTCGAATACCTGTAATCATATATTTAGATGTAGCACCAGATGTAAGCATTTCACTTTTAACCAAATCTCCTATGTCCATAGATGGATTCCCAACTACTGCGACTGTAATACGTCTTAATTTCCTTCTCATGCCAATAAAAAAAGCATCTGCTACCATTAGCTTCTGCTCGTTAGTTTCAGCCCATGGGACATCTATACCCATAGATATTTTTTCTCCATTACAATACTCTATTAAAAAAGGATCTTCATAAGCCTTCCAGCTGCTTTTAGACTTTACAATAATTCTATTTCTTAATATAGAAGGATCTATTTTATAATTTCCCTGAGTTAGATTTACATAGTCAGAAAACTCCCAATGATGGATATCATGTTGACTATAAATTTCTTGTTTTTTCACCTGTATATTTCCGAATCTATCTGCAATAATTCTGTGTCCCATACTATCTAGGATCTTCTCTATAGCATCTTTAAAAGTAACTCCTAATTCAAATTCTACCTTATTAATAGAATAGTCATATCCTTCGATTTCTATGGCATCATATATTATTGTCTCTATTCCTGCTCTTTTGCATAAATCCACCACAATATTCATAGCTGTTTCATTTGTATAGACAAGACTACGAGAAGTAACAGGATCTATAGGCTTTAGAAGCTTTCTAAAGTTGTTCTTTCCAGTAAAATCGAGAGAAGAATTATCTTCTATAATATCTACACTTTGAATCTGGCCTGTAAACAGCCTTACAAGTTCTTCTCCATATCCTAAATAAGCTTCTAAGCAATTAAAAGGTATTAAAGTATTAGTATATCCACTAGGTGGTAGCTCCTGGACTCCTTTAAACTTATTTAAATGCCAATAATCTGGAGAGTAGTATCCATTAACATTTGATATCTTGATTTTGATTTCATCAGCAGCCATGTTCCATCTTCTATCTATATCGATAGATACAACCTCTGGAAGTTTTATTGGAAAATTCTCATATCCTCCTGTATTATTTTTTCTTCTTACAATAACTTTAGAATTAGGATATCTATCCCCAATCTGCAAGTGATCTGCTAGATATTCTAATAATTCAATTGTTAATCCATACATAAAATCACCCTAACAAAATCCCATGCCAGCCTTTTGAGCTGCAAGCATAGTTAAATTTATTGTATATAAAGAATCCATAGCTATACTCTTAGGATCAATTTTTGATGGAAATGATCCACGATAACATGATCCAAATTCATCAATATAATAAAAGATTTCATTAGAATGGATAATGAAATCTTGGAACTGGATAGGCTCAAACAAAGCCGTAAATTCAATCTCTGTGTCTGCTTGGCACATCTGTTGAATGCGTGTAAACCCTCTTAGTGTTTTTGTAGATGCTAAATTTGAAACTGGCTTTGCTGGATTATTTTGTATCACTATACAATCTACATCTTTTCCTTGTGTTACTAAAAAAGTATCAAAGACTCCTTTTCTCCCACTTGGATTTTTAACTATATATTCAAATTTGAATTTGTGTTTTCCAGGAGTCAACCCAATAGGTTGACATCTTTGCCATGGAGAAGGTCCTTCTATACTCATTTTTAATACCCCATCTATATAAAAATTCAACTTATTGATTTCTTCTTTTTCATCTGGATTCTGTACATAATGTTCGAATACAACCTCTCCATAGTTTGATAACTCTATTTCTTTTTCTATACTTCCTGGGGCATAACATCCTGCACTATTTAAAGCCAGTCCTCCAGTAAGTCCAGATGATTGATCTGCATTGGTATCTATAGTCATCTTATGCCATGCTGCTCCTGTATCTCCTATCCATCCATCTAAATTATTATCAAAAGTATCTTTGATTATTGATTTTTGCATAGCATGAATTAATTTTACCTTTGGGTTTGTTAATATATTTGCAAATCTTTTCACTACATCACCCCATTATAAAAGAACCACTAAATTGTGGTCCTTTATTATGCTGCATATCTTTTAATACAATATTTTATAATTGTATAAACATATTCAGGCTCTTTTACTTGTATTTTATAGTATGTAGAACCATTTTGTAACCCAATGGCATTTTGATATGGCTGTAAAGCTGAAACCTTCTTTAAAGGCATTTCAAAAGGTTTTTGTGGTTGCATAAACAAAATTCTTTCATTTGTAATTAATAATCTCCCATTATAAAAATCAGTAACATGATGTGTTATAGGTGTTCTTGTCCCTGATCCTGTGCGTATACTTATTCCTTTAGCAATTCTAAAGCTTCCGCCTGAATATCCTCCAACATAACTAGTTCTTGTTGATTGCCCTAATCTTGTAGCAGGCTGTTCATAATGACATATCTCAGACCTTTTTAATAAAATATCTGTATCTACTTCAGGTAAACTTCCTTTTTTAATTTTTTCTATTTCTTCTTGTATTTTTATTTGATGTTTATCATTTTGTATTTTAGTTTTTGTACTATTTTTGATCAAAAAATATCCTGGTACTATAGTCATTAGTGGACTAATAAATAACATCACTAAATCTAAAGGTAAATCAGCTTCTCCTATAATTATATTGACTATTGCACCAACTTCAGCAAGTATACCAAATACTATCAAACTTACACCGATTACTCTTTTCATTACAATGATCCCCCTTAGATGATATCAACTCCTTTCTATTTTAAACAATATTTTACATTTTTTCAATAGAGTTAGGAAATGGCTTATCCATTTCTAGTTATGGTTTTGAGAGCTGTTTCAGATGTGTTGTTGAAGATATCTAATAAAGGCATAACCTCTCTTTGAATTTTTTCTCGCCCTTTTTCTCCAGTATCTTCAAGAGTTAAGTACATTGTGAGATTAGGTGCTACTATAGCCGTTTTACTTAAAGTATTCTTAGCATTATTAATTGCATAATCATATTTAGTTAAAGCTTTTAGCTCTGACGGCTTATTAAACTCTCCAACCATTTTATTAATTCCGCCTTTTATATCTTCTGTAATCTTGGCTATCTTAGTGAGTACTCTATTTCGAGCTGACTCAACTATATTTTTATCTTTCCCACTACTTCTATTTTCAAGCCTTAACAATTCAGATGCTGTTTGTTTTAAAGCTTCAATCATTTTTTCTTTATTGAATTTTACTCCAGCATCATCATCTTTACTATTTGCAAGCTCCGCTCTACTTTCATATAAATCTACTTTATCACTATATTTGTCTGTAATTTTCCTAATTACTTTTTCAATAGTATTAGAATTTCCATTACTACTGGCTCCAGATTCAGAATCCATTAATTTTTTTATTTGTTTATCATCAAGGTTCTTAAGTTTGTCCATTTCTGCTTTTAGTTTTTTCTGTTCTTTTTCCAATTCTGTTTCTTCTTTTGATTTCTTATTGTTTTTTATATCAATTGGAGTATTGTTTACATCTACTATAGCATCTTTTGTTTTTTTTAGCTCTTTACGTATTTCTTCTAAGGATTTTTTAGACATTTCTGATACCCTTTTAAACTTTTCTCCCATACCTGGAATTAGGGATATAAAGTTATACATCAATTGAATCACATAATTCATTCCCCATGCATAGACATATACAAAAATTAAAAAGGCTCCTTTTACTACATTAATAAAGACTATAAAAGCCTTTTTTACTATTCCAGTATGTTTATTAAGTTTATATAATGCAAGAATCAAAATACCTATAACAGTAATAATTGCTCCTATAGGATTACTAGCTATAGCAATATTTAGTAATCGTTGTGCAATAGTTGCTCCTTCAGTAGCGATAGTTTGCCCTGTTATTGCAAGAGTAAGAAGATGTACCCCTACTGAAACAGCTTCAATTATTTTCCCAGCAGTCATAGCAAATTTAAAAATCATCCACGCTTCTGCAGCAAATAAGATAGTATCTAAATGATCTGAAATAAATCCAGTGAAATTACTAATAGTAGCACTAATATCATCAATATGATTTAATAGTTCGATTCCTTTATTAATTAAATTATTATAAAGATCAGCAATATTTTGAGCTAGATTATCAAATGTTCCATCATTCTCTGCTTTATCCATAGCCTCAAACAATTTATCCATAGCTTGATCTATAGCAGGAGCCATTTTTTCTCCTATTTTTTCCATTGCGTTAGCAACTCTTTGTTTAAAAATATTAATTTTCTCTAAAGGACCAGAATTCATAGTTTCAGCCATTTTCTTAGTAGCTTCAACTCCATCATTAATAGATTTATTTACCTCGTTTTGGGCATCTTTTAATTCTTCTGTCTTGTTGTAAAGTAAATCAATAAATTTAGTTGCTTCTATTCTCCCAAAAGCTTTGGACAACTCATTCTTTTCTACCGCATCTAGTACATTCCCATATTTTCCTTTGATTTTTTCAATAATTTCCGCTGTTGAAAGCAATTGATTGTTTTGATCTACAAAAGATATTTTAAGTTTCTTAGATGCTTGCATAGCATTATTTAAAAATGATTGATACATAGTGGCAGCTTCTGATCCACTATTGGTTTGTTGCAAAAGACCTCCTACAGAAAGAATTTCATCTAGTTCTTTTCCTGCATTCTTTGCATTTGCACCTAACGTGGTAAGATAACCACTCATCTCCGAGCCTTGCGTTCTAAATCTTTGTACTGATTTTGCTATCCCTGCTGAGAACTTTTCTCCAAAGTCAAAATCACTATTATATAGATCTCTATAGATACCATAGCCTTGGGCAAATAATGTAGTCATTTCATTTGCTGTAGCCTTGGTAGCTTTTCCTGTTAATGCTGCAAGCTCTGTAAAGTCTGCAACTCCTTCATCGGTTAAGGTAGCAATCCCTGATTTAATGTCATAGGCACTTTGTATAAATTCTTCTCTTGTTGTTCCTGACCATGTACTTGAAAATTCTATAGCCTTTTGCCTAAGATACTCTAAACTCTCAGCATTATCATATCCTAAAGAAGCCATTTCTCCTAAAGCTGTTTTAGTTTTACCAAATTCGGTAACAAATGTTTTACCAAGATCTATAAACTTTTTCCCTATATATATTTTTACTATAGTTTTTAAAGTATCTTTAAATTTATTTGCTAGACCATTCATATTTTCTAGTCCTTGACTTGCTCTATTAAATCCCTGCCTGCTTCGTTCTCCTGCTCTTTCCCCTGCGTTTCCTATTTCTAGAACCTCTCTGATCCCACGATCTACATTGGTTCTAAAATTGTCCATAACAGCTTCAAAGAGTACTCTGACTCTATTATCTGAACTCATTCCAATCACCTCCTATAAGTTCTTCTATTTCTTAATTTCTCAAGCTTATCCAAATCTCCAATTTCTTCATCTATCTCTTTATCATGTTCAATACTATCTAGTTTTTCATATAACTCTTGGGGATTCTCAGCATGATGAATCAATAGAAGAATCTTATATTCAGCAATTTTTTCTCTCATCGTTATTTCATTCCTAGCTTTAATAAGTTGGGTAAATTTAATAATTTCTATAATAGAAAGATCATCTATATCTTTAGGGGACCACTTATATTCTTGTGCTAGGATATCTTCCACTCCATAGATCAGAGCTTCTAAACATTCGGTACTGTTTCTATAAACTGTTGCTCCGTCTTTAGATTGTTTACTGGATTTCCTTGACTGATCTGTAAAAATTGTTGAAAAAAATCCTTTACTTTCTCCGTTTCAACTCCATTAATCTTTAGAATTTCTTTTGTAATTTCTACTATTTCAAGTACATCCATTTCATCTATTTCATCTTCTTTAATATCTGTAAACTGAAGAATATATCCTGCAATAAAATCTATATTTTCTGTAATAAATACTGGAAGATTTGCCATAAAATCTTCATTTGTATTCTTTTTATCAAAAAAATTGAATACTTCATCAATCTTTTCTCCAATAGTACTTACCATGCTTTTTAATTCTTTAAGTTTTAAACTTCTAATTATAATTTCTTTGTTATTGATTGTAATAGTTCTTTTCATCTTTATCACACTCCATTTTCATTGTAATCATGTCTACTAGTTTATAGATTTGACATTCTGTAGCTTGTATATCTTTTGTAGTCAATACATTTTTCACAATAGAATAAGCAATACTTCTCGCCCTAAATCCTATAAAGGCAGAAATATTGCTTTTTTTAAATTCTTCCATCAAAGTATGCTCATTTTCATAAAAAAACTGTGCTAATTCTTGCGTGTTCTCAAACTTCATCGTTAATTCTCCACTACTAATGTAGTTGAATTTGAATAGCCAACATACTCAGCTCTTATAACCACTGTTCCTGACTTTATAGCACTTGCTACTGCTTTATCTCCACTTGTTCTAATAGTTGCTATCTCTTCATCTGCACTAATCCACTTGCACTTTTTTGTTACATCTTGTGTAGTGCCATCTTCAAACATAGCATTTGCTTTAAAATCTATTGTTTTGCTTACTTGTAATTCTGGATTAGATGGAGTAATCCAAAACTTTACCACTCTTTTTTCTCCTACTGTTTGAATATCTTCACCTATACGGAATAATTGATCTCCTTCGGGTCTAAAATCATCATAATATCCTGTATATTTACACGGAATCACCCATTCATCATCTAGCTTGTAAGCAAGTTCTAAGCCTGCTTTATTCCCTGCTCTGTAAATAATTACATCTTTTGATAAATCCCCTGGTCCTGCTGATATAGGATGAATTACTAATTTCCCTGAGTGATGTGTAAGCCTTAATCCTGGTCTTCTTCCAAAGGTAACAGCTTTCACATGATCTCCTTCTTTTTCAGGAGATGCTGTAGGCATAACACTTGTCATTTTTTCTAAAGATGTATCTAAAAGATGAAATTCTACTGTAACTGTTTCCCCTATCCCTACATCATCTAGTGGAGTTTTCCCTGTTTGGTCTGATGTAAGGGTATGATACTCTGCTTCATATTTAAGAGTCACTCCTCCCTTAGTCAGCCCAAGATAAATAGGAATATCTTCTCCTTCAGGAAGAAAGGTCATATCTGCAACACCTATATTAATACTCTCTGATAATCTCTCTCCCATTACTCATTTTCTCCCTTCTTAGCTTTTGCTTTTTCTTCAATTGCTTTTCTTTTTTGCATGGAAGTTGTTTCTAGCTTTTGAAAATTTTTTGCCTCATTCATATCAGAAATTTCATATGCAAGTTTTGTTTTAATATATGCGTCTGCAATATTAATAGGCATTTCTACAATTGCACCATTTTTAAAAATTTTATCTTCGTAAGTAATACTATCTCTAGGGGATAGTCCTTTAAATATTATTTTTTTTGTTTCCAACTTAATCACTCCTATCTTCTAAAGGTTCTAAAGCCTATCACATAACTTATTTTCCCTATACTAGCAGGAATCTTTAGACTTCTAAAAAATTCATTTTCTATGTTCTCAAAACTAATCTTAGTAATGCTGCTACTAAGAATTAAACCGCCTACTTCTTTTTCACTTTTTTCTATCATAAAATTTTCTAATGTTTTATGATTCATCAATACATTTGCAATGCTTTCAATATTATTTCTTGCCTCTGATGGCACGTCATTAAAAGATTCAAAAGTATATGGATAAATATAATAAATACTAAAATAGTATGGATAATACTGTATCTCTAAAGCTTCATTTGCCATGACAGGGTCTACTTCTTCTATACTTATAATAATTGCTGGTAGATACTTCTCTAATTCTTCTGGTGGTGGAAGTATACCGAAGTCCCCTGTATTAATATTTTTTGCAGCATCTCCAGGTATTTCTCTATCTAATATTTCTTGTATCTTATCTGCAATTTTATTTGAATAAAAATAGTTCTTAATCATTGATTAGTTGCCTCATTTCTTGTAAGAATTTTTCTTTGTTTTCTTCATAAGGCTTACTAAAGAATTTAGTTGGTGCTACTGTTACCCTAAGCCCCCCTTTTGCAGGATCCACATAAGCTCCTGTATCAAACATTCTATACACTCCATCTACCTTGATAATTACATCATGTCTTAAAGCCCATTGAAGCAGAGTAGGAGCAACTCTAAAGGGAACAAAATGTTTCACTATATCATCCCCTTCATGTTCTGCTCCTTCATGTATGAAACGTGCGTACTTTGTTCCTGCTTTTACCCAACCTTGAATTTTATTTGTATACACTAAAAGAGAAGGCTTAATTGAATTGATCAGCCTTCCCGTATCACGATAGCCATAATCATTTATAATTTGTTTTGCCTCTCTAGACACAATGTTTGTGTATTTTTCTATGATTCTCTTTGCTCCTTCAATCTGTCTTTGTCCATATCTTTCTTCTAGCCTTCTTAAAGTATCTATATCAATCTCTATACTGATTCTATCATCCATATTTTAAATCCTTTTCTTTTCAATAGTGTACTTTGTATGATGAAATGTATTCATGCCTCGCACTATATATCCATCATCTGTAATGGTAAATTTCTCACCTGTGTTTATCTCTTCAATTACATCACCATTTACTAAGTCTATTTCTTTCTCAAAAAGAATTTTTTCATTTTTAATTATCCTACAAGGAACATTTTTCATATCAGGGACTTCACTATTAGCCATTTTATTTTTTGATGTTCTATTTGAAAAAGTTCTATTCAATTTGTATATGTTGACCTTGTCCATAAGTCCATCTATAAACCCAAAAGGCATCTTCTCACATCCTTATAATAGACAAGCATGAATCTTATTATTTTCTTTATACATAATAGATATTTCTCTATCTTCTTGATATATTAAAAGCCTAGATAAAATATCTTCTTTTGTTTTTAACTTGTCCGAATCCTCTCTAGTATATGAGTAATCCTCCCAAGACTGTGACTTCATATTACCTGTCATATCTTTTTCGCTTTCTTCTAATATAAGTAGTTCTATTATTACATCCTTGACCGTCTCTGGCACCTCATCATAGCCATATTGATATTCAATTTTTACATTCTTTCTTCTTCGTTTATAGTTAATAGGCTCATCTATTTCAATTAAATTTGAATCTTTTTCTACATAAAAATCTTGATCCTCTATAATGATTTCATCATTAATACGTAAACTATCTACTTGTAATAATGGTCTTTTTCTAACTATTATCTTTTCTCTTAAATCAGTTTTATAAGTATCTATAGTAGGTTTGAATTTTGTGTTACAATATTCATCAACCATCTTTGAAATAGAAGAAAGTCTGTCCTCAATGTGTTCTTTTGGTAGACTTTCTAATATCTTAATATTTCTCTTTTTCACTTCATCATAAGAGACATACATCTTAATCACCATCTTTTTCTATTTTCATTTTAGGATGACATTTATTCCATAGGGATGACATAGACATATCTTCTTTATTCTTCGGTAGCTGAAGCTCCAGTTTCTTCTGAAGTTCCTCCGCCTTTCTTAGTGCTTGATGGTTGTTCATTTTCTTTCACTTCCTCAAAACAGCCATATTTTAAAACAATAGATGCTAGATCTGCATCCATTTCCTTTACTTTGTTCTTTTTAGTAAATCGAACATCCCCTACTGTATAAGAATAACTCTCTCCTATATACCTTACAATCTTTTCTTTGCTTTTAGCAGCCATTTTTTTATTCCTCCTATGCTAAGGGTCCTCTATTAATTAAAATACCTGTGGCATCTATCTCTGTTATTACAAAATCTGCTCCTAGATGTGTTGCATAAAATCTTTTATCTTCATAAACAGCTTCTTTACCTTCTGTAGTCTTTCTATGTTTAATATCCTTTGTATATACAATTACTAGATTTTCTGGCTCTGCATAAAGAATTACATCATCTGGCATATTTGGTACTGTCTCAAATCCTGTCCCCAGTATTTCAATTCTTTCTCCTTTTGTAATAGCAATATCTCCTAGGGCTGTAGGTCTTTCACTTAGATACTCAGAAAGATCTGTATAAGTATCATCTGAACATATCCAACGAAATTTAGGATTTCTATATTTTTTAGGAACAGCTCTTCTTAACGAATAAAAATATTTCTTCCCAAATTTTCCTCCATTAATTGTGGCTCCATCTACCACATGCCCTTTTTTCTTGATTTGCTTAATATATCCATCATTTAATTTTAAAAACTCATAATCAAGATCACTACTTGATGTATCTTCATCTCCGTTAAATGCTAAATCTAAGAGATCTACTTGAATTTGACTAGCTATTTTCCCCATAAAATGATCCTCAAAATTTTCTCTCTCTATATTTTCTTCCAGCCAATCTTCTGTCATAAAAGTACCTAATTTCATTTTTTCTACTTGATATGGAACATCACCAATAACAGGAATAACTTCATTCCCTGAAATAGTATCTTTCCCTTCTGCTTTTCCTCTAAGTAATCTACTTCCTACTCCTAATTTAGAAATAGTTCCACTAATACGATCCTTTTTTTCATATCTTAGCTTCTTTAAAAACTCTGAACTATCCATAATCATATCTATAAATTTCTCTGATTGTGCTGGATTTAAGAGTCCACTAGCTCCATAATTCCCTTGTGTGTGAATTCCTGCCTTTTTAATGATTTCTGTATTCGTAATTGTCATATTATCTCCTCCTACAAATTATATTTGTATCCCTGAAAATACTGAGTTTGATTTTTGAACAGTATCTACTTCATCTATTTGTTTTGAAATTCCTCTAGTCTTTTCTACTTTCTCAAGTCTACTTTCAATAGACACCATCGCTTCCTTGATGACCTCTGTTAAATCTTCTTTGGTGATCTTGTCATTCTCTACTCCATCAACTTGTTGTGATGTACTAGATTCTCCTTTTTCAATTTTATCTAACCTCTCATTTATTGGTGTCATCGCTTCCTTGATAATACTTGCTATATCTTCTTTTTTCACTTCATCTTCCTCCTCACTATTTTCTGTATCTTCATTTTCTTCAACTTCTTGTACTAGATTTTGTAATGATGTAATAGCATTTTTAATACTTGTCATCCTACTCGCAGATATCTTTTTTCCTGCTTTCTCTACAGGCTCTCCAAAAAAGTCCTCATCTGCTTTTGTAATTTGAGTTCCAACATTTTTAATTTTATTTTTCATATATATTCCAAACTCATCTATTGCTTTATTTAATGCAGGCTGTTTTTCTTTGATATCTTGTGAATTTAAAATATCTCTCATAGTTGATCTTAAGGTATCATTTACTCTCCACATCCCTTCTGTTACATCATTTACAGCCATTCTGTCTGCAAAGGATACTGTTGTTTTGTTTTCCTTTTGAATAGAATCACCAGCAAAAAAAGATTTCAAGACATTAAAAAAGCCCTTCATCTCTTCTGATTCAGGGTTTTCTTCATTTGATTTTTTTACTTTTGCTGGTTCCTGGTTATGCTCTATCTTCTTTCCTACACCACCCATACTATATCCTTTTATGTTTCCTTTTTTTACATCTTCCCAAAGCTTGTCATCATTTACTTTAGTAGTCATAACCCACGTACCTTTTTTAATTGAAGTATCTCCTATCTTTGTATCTCCTTTTGTTACAAAGGATTCAACTACAGAAACATTCTCATTATTGAAAGTATGATTCTTATCAATATTTCTATAGTCCTCCATAAATTTATGAGCAGCTTTTTCTATTGCATCTGCTTTCATGAATTCATTTTGAGAATCTACAGTATCTGGTTCATAGACTATTCCAGTCACCAATTTTTTATCATCCTGTACTTTTAGTATAGGAGTTTCCTTTTCTAGTGTTGGCTCCTGATCATCTGACTTCATGATAAGAAAGTCTTTTCCATTTGCTCCTTTTTTAACAAAAGATACATGTGTAATCTTAGCATCCACTATTTCCCTTAACTTCATTTTTACTTCCTCCTTTCTAAATTTTAAACATAAAAAAATGCATATTATTCATAAAAAATACTAGTTTTACACGATTTTTTATGTTTTATTTATGCATTTTCATTGTATTAATTTACATATATAGCATTTTCAACAGCTCTGTTCATTATTGAATGTTACAAAAGTAAGTTTGTGTTGCATTCAAAAGTTTTTTTATGAAATATAAAAACCTCATACTTATTTTAAAAAGTATAAGGTTTCTTATTCTTCATCTTCAACACCAATTAATATCTCCATTTGTTCTACTGCTTCATTTACATCTTCATCTTTTATTTTATCAGCTACTTTTCTCATTCTCTCTGCAAAGGTCTTAGTATAAAATTTCAAAAATATATCTTCTAGATTATCTGCAAATTCTTCTAGTTCTTTGGATGTAAACTTATCTATGTTGTTCTCTATAAACTCAAGTGTTTCTTCTTCGTTTCTACCAAAAAACTCCACAAGTTTATCTCTCTTATCCATAAATGCAAGACTTTCACGAGGGGTACTAATTATGTCATTCAGATCATCTTTTATTTTTTGAAAATCAATCATATAATTTGTCTCCTTTCTTTTCTAAATGGCTTTGAACCTTGCTTGGGAATATAGTTTCAATTTCACCCGTTTCTTTATTTTGAAAAATTGCTACTTCAACATCATTGAACACAGCATGTTTATATGCCCCATTATTAGAATTCCAAAATTGATTCTTATCCTTAATATTTGCCACATACATTCCTGCTACTTTTATTTTATCATCATCCCACTCTTTAGGGAACCATGTTTGACCATTATTTTTCTTTTTTGCTTTTTCTTTATGTCCTAATACATTTCCCACTCTTACACCATTACTATATGTTTTATATTCGTAAGTATAATTGTCTAGAAGCTTTTGAACATCTATTTTTTTGCTTCTAGAACCATTCTCTAAAATATCTTTATACATTTCCTCATATTTTTTTCTCAGTTTATCCAGATATTCTATATTTTTTTGAGAATGTCCACCTTTTTTCATCTTCCCGCCACCCTGAAGTGGGTTTTTAGGATTTGTAAAATCTGCAAAATCTTTTTCCTGTGCTGTTCCTTTGGTTCTTCCTCTTGTTGAATGTTCCATACAATCATTATTTATAAATAGAATATCCTTTGTATCAATCTCTCTATACTTTTTTGTAAAGTCTTGTTCTTTTAATAAATGTGCATCAAATAACTGTCTTTTGGTCTTTCCACCTAGATAATTTTCTCTAAAATCTCTATCTTGTCTTCTTAGCCAGTTAGACTTTCCTACATCTTTATCGTCATAAGGAGTATTACTTTTAGTGCTTTCTCCTTTAAAAATAGGAAACATAGTACATCTACACTTCACTATTTCTTTTGCATTTGCTCCTAGTGATCCATCTCCTGGATGCATCAACCTTGACATGCCCACTATAAATGGTTCTTCTAGTTTTCTCTTTTGTCCATTCGCTGATTGATGAGTAGGTCGAGTTCTACGGTCTCCAGTAGCACTCCACTCCTTGCCTATGATATCTGGATTTTTACTCCATGCCATTAGATCTGCATTGTTACATGAAGCTATTATTTCAGTCCTCGCTATCGCTTCTGCTCTGTCATATCCAAACTCTGTAGACCGTTGTATATCCCTAGCAATATCATAAGTACTTGTCCCTGCTTCAAAGCCATCCACTAATATTCTTTTTATTTCATTTTCTGTGGACTCTTTTACTTGCTTGGCCCAATGAATTTTTTTATTTTTAAGATAATCTCTAGTTGCAAGATCAAACTCATTAAAATCAAATTTCATTCCCATAGAACTTAGTACTGTTTCAACTGCAGCAGGAATAGTCCCTGCAACGATTAAATCATCATAAGTCTTTTCTAATTCATTTTGAAAGTCTTTTTCAAGTTCTATCAATTCATCTTTAATATCATCTACTACAACATGATTAAATCTTTCATCAAGATAGTCCTCAGCTCTGTATTTGCCTTTTTTAATGTTTTTTTTATCTTCTTTAATGTATATTACCTTTTTGGTATTAAAAAGCTTTATATAAGCATTTTGGTGTTTCTTAAATAGGTCCTCTAGTTGCTTAGTAAATTTTACTATATCAACTACTGCTATATCATTCCATGTTTTATCTTTAAGATCTTTTAAATACCTTTTTGTTCTAATAGTTGATATATGATCTTTTGTCTTATTTATGGCATTAAAAAAGATGCTCAATGCTTTCTTTTTTTTATTCATCTGCATCAGCACCTATTTTCTTTATGACCTCTAACATTTCATTTAACTTTTCTATGTAATCTAATTCAGATTTTTCTATTTTCTCTATTGTATTTTCAATTTGTCCTTCATCATTTTTTTGCATATATTTTTGTTTTACAATTTCAAAAGGCAGGTTCCCTATTTCATCTGGAAGTGGTTCTATTGATTTGTTTAATAATTCCCCTAGTTTGTCTATCAACATATTAGGAGTAACCGCTCCTGCTTGTATAAATGGTTCTAGAGCTTTTGCAAGTTCCGTCATGTTGCTAAGTTGTGGACCTTTTAAATACATTACCACTAAACCTATTCCTCGTTCATTGTTAATAACAGTATTAAACATACTTGCTATTGCATCTCTTTCAGGAGTAAAAATCTGCTCTTCCGCTATTATTCTAGCCACATCTGCTGTGCTTTGTGTATAGTCTGTACTCTGGCCTGTATAGATAGGTGGTAATCTAAAAGAATCTCGTATTCGCTCTTTATTATTCTTTTGGTATTCCTGGAATAAACCATCTTTATTATTTGTATCTGCTAATTTTTCAATTTTAGTTGATACCTTATTTTTATTTTCACTTACAACTGTTGGATCTTCTTCTTCAAATGGAGCAGTTTCTAAAAGTAGAAGTTTATATGCATTATTAATGCCCTTTCCTTCTCTCAAGGCATCAATACTACTTTCCGTAAGCTGTCCTCCATCTACTATAATTGCAGCAGGAAGTATAGTTCCTGTTTCAAAATACATATAGTTTAGCACTTCGGCTGCTCGTGATCCTAATGCAGATACTAAGGTTCCAATCCATCTAGGTACTCCATAATCTGAATAAGAAGAATGAATAGGGAAATATATTAATTCTGTTGCTAGATTATCTGGCAATATATCTTCGCCATATTCTCCTGATTCGCAATCCATAGATCTTGGATCTCCAAATTCTTTAAAATACACTTTTTTTCCATTCACAAGTTGGACAAATTTCTTGAACTTCCTATGCATTGTAACTTCTTCATATTCTCCCTCTTCATTCATTTGCAATTGACTCATCTCTACGAATTTATTATTTGATTGAGCTATTCTAATATTTACAGCCCTACAGTATTCAAATTGAACTACTTCTCCCGAGAGATTTCTTAAAACTTCAATAGTACCCCATCCAATAGACTCTCTATCTATAAGCATCTTTTCTAATACTTTTTTAAAGTCTTCTGTTGGATTGCAATATTTATATAATCTTTTCAAGACTTCCCATTCTTTGTCTGCTGCTTTCTTTTTTGATTCATCTGCTTTATCATAGTCAAAGTCCTCTTTATACTTGATCCCATGACCAAATAATGCAATATTCGTAGCCATAGCATTAATCAATTGTTTTAAATCTGGGCTTTCATCAATGATGGATAAAAGCTTTTCAGGGGAATACGGTGGTTTTTTGATATCTGTAAGGTTTGAAAAATCTTCTAGTTGTCTGCTTCCTTGTGGTATCTTTTCTTCTGCCTTTTGAATCAGTTCTATACATTGAGCCTTTCCTTTTTTTCTCACCATCTCTACTTTCCCTTTCTTCTTAGAATGTAACAAAACTATTAATTGTGTAACATTCGACTTTTTATATGAAATTCACTATTTTCAACACTTCTATTGATTTTTTAATTTTATGATCTCTGTAAATAACCATTTATGCATAAATTTTCGTATAAATATACTCTTTTACTTGAATTATACATAGTTTATACATGATTTTGTTATAGCTATTTTTTTCTATTTCCTTGTGGCCTTTTCTTACTCTTTTCTTTTACATCTGCAACTTCATATCCATCTAATGCATACCAGATCGAACTCAGTGTGTGTGGATCGATATTAAATTCATCATAAATTAAATTGCCTAGTTTATCTTTTTTATAAGTTAAGTTTTTCAACTCTCTTATAGTATTTCTGCATTCATCGGAGCAGATGATTTTCTTAAACCTCTTAACTTTTTTTGTGTTTTGTAACCTAGAACCTGGGTATTTTTTAGCTCCAATCATTTTAAAACCTTGTTGTTGATAGTATCTGATTGTCTTAGGTTCGGCACTATCTGCTCTTATTAACTCTTTTGATATTTTAAATTCTTCTATTTCTTCTACCGTTTTATCATCTGTCATTTGATTCTTGTAATACTCCCAGTAAATATAGAGTATTTTTTTATTATCATCTATAGCAATTCTTACAATAGCATTGAAAGAATCTTCAAACCCAAAGTCCATCCCAACTCTTAAGAACCTTTGTGGTATTTCTCCAACTTTATTCAATACCTCATCATGTGGCTTTGTTTCAAACTGTGGAAGTACTTTGGTTCCATTTACACCAAATCTTCCTTTCCTTGCTATTCTATATAAATCAATATCATATGTTTTTAGGTCTTCTAATTGTTCTATATAACTTACAGGTAAAAATAAATTATCATCAGCAGTTGAGTGATGATAATATGTATTATTTTTTATTACTATTCTTTTGTTATATAATTCTTTATCATCAAAAATAAAGATCTCCTTATCTTCATCCTTGAAGAAATGCTTATAAATCCAATTATCTTCTCCTACTGGGTTAGTAGATAGAATAAAATGTAGTGGTAATGTAGGATGCCTTAACCTACCTAATAACTCTTTATAGCCTTCATATTTAACCTCTGAACACTCTTCTACCCATACTATAGTTACACCATTAATAGATTTTAATTTTGCAGGATTATCCATTCCTTTGAATATAATTTTTGATCCATTAGGGAACCTTATCTGCATTGGTGAGGTTACAAGCTTTATTCTATTGTCTAATTCAAGATCAATAATAATTTCCTCAAATAGAGAATAACAACTATCTCTTATCGTGTCATATACTTCTCTAACTACTAAAGCAGTTCTTTTTTCTTTAAGCAGCTTCAATAGTATCTTTAAAGCTACATGATAGCTTTTAGATGATCCATAACCCCCAACTAAAAAATAAATTTTATAATCCCAGTCAAACACAAAATCTTCAAAGTGGGGATTCACTTCTTTTTCTATCATTTATCTTCACCTTTTCGCTTAATTACAATTTCTATTTGCTTATCAGGTTCTGTACCTTTGAGTTTCTCTCTAACAATTTTCAATTTTTCTCTTTCTAATTTTATATTTTGAAGATTTTTTTCAATCTGGTTTACTACCTGTAGTGCTTTATTGATTGCATCTTCATAGAAGTCATCTTTTAACTTATATGCTCTTGTACTGCCTGATCTTGTTATTGCAGTACCTTTTAATGTTTGCTCTTGCTGTTGTTCCAATAATTTTGCTAGTTTGTACCGAGCAACTTGTAAATCATTCTCTAAACCAGCAATCTTTCCAGCTAACTCAAACAATTCCTGATCTTCTTCTGATAACTTTTCATATATAATTTTTTCATATAAACCATGTTTTCTAGCATTCTTATTCCCCGATGGTGCTCCTCCGTTATTTCCTTTAGCATTTGTATTCCCAAACGGAGCTCCATGTTTACCAAAGTTTTTCCACTTAATCTCCCATTGATCAAGACTTTTCCATTTTCTAACCTTAGAAGGCTGAATATTTAAGATCTCTGCAATGTCTTTTGGTTTTTTTTCTTCTCCTTCTACTTTCCCTTGAAACCAAAGTTCAAAAGCCTTATCACGATCTAGGCTTCTACTACTCAAAAATATCCACCTCCCTTATTCATTATTCAATTTTAATAATCATATACAATATAAGTTGAATTATATTATATATGATTACTAAAATTATTAGACAGATCTTCGCACACTCCGCTCCCTAAATTGCTCTAAAATTTAGATCATGGCGTAACCCTACATGTATTATGGTGTGGCTCCTTGTCCAAGTATGTTTTTGTAAAATAAAAAAGCAGCCCTCCTATATAGGCTGCTTTCTCCTAGAGCATAAACCATATTCAGTTGTATTTTCTGCATCTCTCATACGGAGTGCATCTTACTATTATTATACTAAAACCTTCTTTTTCTGTCCTGTTTTTAGTTCGTGGATTGTTCGCATTTTGTTTTTATTTTGTTCAAGCTCTTTATTTTATATATCCAAAAGCTGTTGCAAATTTGTAAAATGTATTTTTTCTAAGTTTATAATATTTAGTTTTGCAAATGTTCATTTCTGCCATAACATCATCTACATCAATACTTTCAAAATATCTGAGTTGTATCAATTTTTTTTCATCTTTGGGTAGTAAATCATATACTTTTTCTATTAATGTAATTCTTTGTTTTATGTATTCTTCATATTCGGCTGTATCTTCTACTGTTGAATTTACTGTATAATCTTGACCACTTGCCATATTATATATTGATGGAGAACCTAATCCTCCAGTTTCTACTCTCAAAATCCAAAATGGATATTTTATTAATATGTTTTCTATTTTTTCAATTATTGATCTATCTATTTTTTTACTCATATAATCACTCCTATAGTTTATTCATTTTCTCTTTCATCTTCTCAACAGAAGGATTTGTATATAAAAGTGTTGTGTGTATGTTGGTATGACCGGCTAGATTAGCAACTTCATGTATACTAAATCCATTTTCCAATGCATTTGTACAAAAGAAATGCCTCAAAGTATGTGGTGTCATATTATTTGAATATTTTTTAAACATTCTATTTATAACAGTTCTATCTAATTTATTTCCTTTTTGGCTCATAAAAAGATATTTTCCTTTTTCATCACGAATTTTTAAATATTCTTTAATTACATTTACAACTTTATCATTCATATATACAATCCTTTGTTTTTCCCCTTTTCCACTTCTAATAATAATCTCTCTACTTACTAAATTAAAATCATCTATTTTTATATTTAGTGTCTCAGAGATTCTTAATCCTGCATATGCCATAATTGTGACAATAGCATAATTTCTCTTTCCTTCACTTTCTAATACGTGCTGTCTAAATTGTTCTACATCTTTTTTAGTAATAGAAGTAGGATTCGCTATTACAGTTTGAATTTTTATAGTATCTTTTTTAGAGATCACTATATCTTCTTGTATGTTAATTTCTTGTAAGAATTCATTAAATTTTATAAGTGCTGCTATTTTTACATTAAGTGTCTTAGCACTTTGTTTCTTTATATTTTTTAAATAACTTTTATACTCTAAAACATTTTCTCTATACAATCTTGTGAATTTTATTGAATATGTCTCCGAAAACCATTTTAAAAAACCATTAATATGAATCAAGTAACTTTTTATAGTATTCTTACTTTTTCCTTCTTTTTCTAGATAAGCTTCAAATTTATTAATTATATTTTTCATTTTTACATCTCCCTATATTACATAATTAATTTATGTTGCATAATATAAAAACATTGTATTTTTAACTTATGTTGTGTTTTATAGGATAATTATATACTACGTTTCGATATAATGCAATATAAGAAATATTATGTTGTATTATTTTTAGGGAGATATTTTTTTTATTTTACACTTCTTAAATCACATTCATATGTTTGAAAAACATTTTCTAAAGTATTTTGTACATCTTGTACAGTCTCATTTAAATATCTAGTAGTAGTATTTATGCTTACATGTCCCAAATGCCGTTGAATGAAAGTTAATGGACAATTATTATCTTTTAAAGTCTTTCCACATAAATGTCTAAATTTATGCGGTGTAACTTTATGTGGTTTAGAGCTCTCAGTATCCACCTCGGCCATAATAGCATACTTTCTTATAATTCCATAAACAGCTTGTCTTGTAAGATTACCTTGTTTACCAATAAATAATTTATTTTGATCTTTTTTAAAATTTATATTTTGATTTTTCGGTTTGTACTTGGATCTATGTTTAAGATAATCATCCCAAACTTTTCGCATTAGATCTGTTACTATAACTTCTCTCCATATCTTACCTTTGCCTTGGATTGATATTACTTCTTTTTTTGTATCACTTATTTCTAGTTGTAGCATTTCAGTGATCCTTAATCCTAGATATAAGAGTGTATAAAAAATTGCTACTGCTCTAAAGTCTTTTTGTTTCTTTGCTACAATTACCATTTTCTTAAAATCTATCTGTGAAAATTGATAGTCTGTATATCCTTTTTGATAAATCTTGATATGTGGTATTTTTATATGTATTTGAATTTGATATCCTTCGTTTAGATGCAAAACAAAAGCATTAATACTTGTAATCTTCCGATTAACTGTTTTTGGTGATAGTCCTTGTTCCTCGCTTTCTAAATACTCTATAAAATCTAACACATCATTTTCTTCTATCTCTACCACAGGCTTATCAATATAATTTAAAAATTGTCTTATATCTCTAACATACGATTCAATTGTATTTTTCTCTCTTCTCTTTTTTCGTAAGCTCATTTTAAAACTTGTTATAAATTTTTCCAAATTCACACCTTCTTTGTGTTAATTTATAAAAATGCATAGTTTTGAAATTTTATTCTTTTTTCAAAGAAAATGATAGGTTTGTGGAACGTATTTTCCATATTTTGGATATTGTTTTTTTAGATAGCTTTGTCCGTTACAAGTCTTGTAAATACTTTGTTGTATGGATTTTATTCTTGTTTTTCCTATTCTTGAAACTTAACAGAAGATAGACTATGTTAACTTTCTTTTTATTTGCTTTATCTCTAGTCTTATTGCTTATTAGAGTCCTTTTTACTTCTCTGATAATTTCTTTAAAAAGCCTTTTAAAAAACTATCTTTAAATCGTTCCACTCTAAAAAGCTACTTCGTTATTTTTTTATCAAGCTATCCCCATTTAATTTGTCTATAAGCTGCCTTAATTTTTTTATGTGCATCATGCCTCATACAATTTTTTATACTGATTTCATTTCCTTTATTTTCTTCTTCAATTAATTTCTTTGTAATTTTGTACAAGTTTTCTTTACTGTCATTCCTTAACAAATCATTTAATTTCATATTCCCCTCCTTAAATAAAAAAGGACATCAAAAGAAGAAATGATTTCTTCCATGATGTCCGCTCTATGTAGAGTAAGACTTAATATACTTTTTTTCTATTTCTTACTGTAAAATCCATCTGTAAATTACCTTGATGATTACTAATCTCCATATTGATATGCTCTAATTTTTCTTGTGTTTCTGCTATGTCTAATACAGATTTTATAAATTCCTTTATTTGATCCTCTAATGCAATTCTTTTCTTGCTCATTGTTTACCCCCTATTTATTTAAAATGGAATATCATCATCATCTATTTCTTGAAATCCATCTTCTGGATTTTCTTGTTTTGGTTTTGAGTCTAAAAATTTCACTCTCTCAGCTACAACTTCTATTGAATAATGTTTTACTCCATCTTTTTCATAGTTGTTATTTTGCAATCTTCCTTGTACTGCTACTTGGCTACCTTTATATAAATAATTAGCTGCATTCTCTCCTGTTTTACCCCAAGAGACAATCCTAAAAAAATCAGCTTCATTATCTTTTGCAAATAGTCTATTTACTGCTAAATTAAATGTACATACTGCTTTTCCACTTCCAGCAGTAAATCTTAACTCAGGATCTTTTGTAAGTCTTCCAATAAGTATTACTTGATTCATGAATTTCTTCCCCTTTTGCTCCTATAGCACCAGGTATACTATAGGAGCCTATGTATTTATGTGGTGTGAGTTTTTTATTTTTTATTCCTGGAATTATTTTTTACTATCTATCATTTTATCTAGTTCAATTATTGTCATTGCACTATAATTTGCTAGATCTATAAGAGTATCTCTGATACTTTCATCTTTTACCTCAGCTTCACTCTTAATTAATTTCTTGAATCTCTGTAGCTTATCCTCAATTCTTATTGCTGCCATTACTAGTCCATATTCTTTAAATGTTTTTCCAAAGCTGTCTCCATAGTCTTTGTTTTTTCTTTCATATAACTCGTACATTTCTTTTGTTATGTTTGAAAATTTATCTAATTTGCTCAT